ATCTCGTAAAGATTGGGAAGATCAATACTCCAAAGGATTAAAAATGTTAGGCGTAGTTGTAGAAGATAGAAATGATCCTTTCCCGGGAGCTTCAGGTGTTCATCATCCATTAATGGCAGAGGCGGCAACTCAATTTCAAGCTAGGGCTGTAGCAGAAATGTTTCCATCAGGTGGTCCTGTTAAAACTCAAATACTTGGAAAACAATCAGATAAAAAAATAGAACAAGCTCAGCGTGTTCAAGACTTTATGAATTATCAAGTTACAAGTCAAATAAAAGATTACTTTAATGAACTTGATCAAATGTTATTTTATTTAGCATTAGCAGGATCAGCATTTAAAAAAATATATTTTGATAATACATTAGATAGAATTTGTAGTAAATTTGTACCAGCAGAAGATTTTGTAATTTCATATCAAAATACAGATTTAGAAACAGCAGAGAGATATACACAAGTAATGAAAATGTCTCGTAATGAAATTAAAAAACATCAAATATCAGGATTTTATAAAGACATAGCTTTAAGTAAAAATGAAGATGATGGAAAAGATCAAGGTACTGTAGAACAAACTATGCAAAGATTAGAAGGTATGACACCTTCATCTGCAGATAAAACACATACACTACTAGAAGTACATGCTGATTTAGATATTGGTGAAGATGAAGATGGATTAGCTTTACCATATATTGTAACTATTGATTATGATTCAACACAAGTATTATCTATTAGAAGAAATTGGAAAGAAGATGATACTTTAAAAAGAAAAAGAACTTATTTTATTCATTATAAATATTTACCAGGCCTTGGATTTTATGGATTTGGTTTAATACAATCTATTGGTGGTTTACAACACGCTTCAACTGGAGCACTTAGAGCTTTATTAGATTCAGCAGCATTTGCAAATTTAAATGGAGGCTTTAGAGCTAAAGGTGCAAGAATAGAAGGCGGTGATATAACAGTTTCCCCTGGAGAGTGGGTAGAAGTCGAAGCTTATGGAGATGATCTTCGTAAGTCATTTATACCTCTTCCCTTTAAAGAACCTTCACCCACTCTTTTACAATTGTTAGGTGTTCTAACAGAATCAGGGAGAAGATTTGCATCAATTGCTGATGCGATGGTAGGTGAATCAGCTGGATCAGGTCCTGTTGGTACAACTATCGCAATCATTGAACAAGGTAGTAAAGTGTTTTCAGCAATTCATAAAAGATTACATCAAGCACAAGGTAGAGAATTCCAATTAATATATCAATTAAATGGAGAATATTTAGATGATGAATATCCATATGAAGTAATTGGAGAAACTAAAAAAATAAGAAGAAAAGATTTTGATTCAGCTATTAATGTTGTTCCTGTAAGTGATCCTAATATATTTTCACAAGCTCAAAGAATAGCTTTAGCTCAAACTGGTTTACAATTAGCACAACAAGCACCTAGTATTATAGATACTAAAGAAGCTTACAGAAGATTTTTACAAGCTTTAAATATTCCTGAATATCAAGATTTAATGATTGAAGATGAAGATACACCTAGACGAGATCCAGTATCAGAAAACATGGCTTTATTAAATGGTAAACCAATTAAAGTATTTGAAGATCAAGATCATGCTGCACATATGGCTGTACACCAACAATTTATTAATGATCCAAGATTTGGAGGTAATGAACAAGCTAAACAAGTTTTATATGGGCAAATGATGGCTCATATAGGTCAACATATGGCATTTTTATATCAACAACAAATGCAAGCTCAAGTACCAGAAGGTGTACCTACTTCTACAGGTCAATTTAATGAAGAATTTAGAGAAGAAGAAACTAAAGAAATACCTATCGAACAAGAAAATAGAATTGCTGCAGCTGCAGCACAAGCTGCTCAAAGTTTAATGGGTAGTATGCCACCATCACCAGAACAACAAAAAATGGCAATGGAAATGCAAGAGAAGCAAGCTCAGTTACAATTAAAAGCTGAAGAATTAAATATTAGAAAAGCTAGATTTGCTGAAGGAGTAAAAGATAAGGAAAGAGTTAATGCAAGAAAAGATGCTGAGACTAAAGCTAAGATAGTTGAGACAGCTTCTAAAGTTGCAAGACGTGATAAGTAATGGCTATACCAAACGAAAAAGTAAGACAAGCAAAAAAGTTTTTAGAAAATCATAAAATTTCTATTAAATATGTTAAACCAAAATTATTTGCAATTGCTGCAGATGGACTTAAAAAAAACTTTGAAGAAACTTTAGATTTCTTTATGAAAGGTGTAGATGGAACGACTACTACAAGCGATAAGACAAAACATAAAAAATTATAATTCAGAATTAGGTAAAAATTTGTTGTCTAAAGGTGTAGATAACATAGAAGAATTTAAACGTGTTTATGGTATGTCACAAGGTTTAAATAAAGCATTAGAAATTATTAATGAAACAACAGAAAAATACCAGAAAGGAATAATAGAAGAAGATGATTAGTAATGAACAATGGGCTACAGATAATGATGTGCCTACTCCAGAAAAAGTACCAGCACCAGTTGGTTATAGAGTTTTAATTAGACCTAGAGGAGTGATTGAAAAAACTAAAGGCGGAATTTATTTGACTGATTCTAATAAAGAAACACAATCGTATCTTAATAGTGTAGGTCAAGTAATAGCTATGGGACCAGAATGTTATAGTGACAGAAAAGCTCCATGGTGTAAAGTTGGAGATTGGGTAGTTTTTGGTAGATATGCAGGAGCCAAAGTGTCTGTACAAAAAGTCAAAATGGTGATAATAAATGACGATGAGGTACTTGCTACATTAGACAACCCTGAAGTAATATCTCAACAATTATAATATACGTTAGCATAAGCTAACGACAACATAGGAGAAACTATGATCGAAGAAGAAAGAAAAGAGTTAGAAGTTAAGTTAGATGATAGTCCTGCTGAAAATGAAATAGAGATTCCTAAGAATCCTATTGAAGATTTAGTAGAACAAGCTGAAACTTCTGAAAGAGAAGAAGATAAAACATTTGAAAATGAAAGGGAAACTAAGCTAGAAGATAAGCCAAAAGTTCCTAAATATTCAGATGATATGCCATATTCTGAAAAAGTTCGTAAAAGAATTGCTAAAGAAGTGGCAAAAAGAGCTGAAGCTGAACAAAGAAATGTTGAATTAGAGCAAAGATTAGCTGAAATTGAAAGAAAAACTTTTGAAATTGCTAATAAATCTCTAAAAAATCAATATACTTCAGTTTCTTCTGACCTAAAATCAGCAATTGAAGAAGGTAATACTGATAAACAAGTAGAGCTTTATGAAAAAATGGCTGATATTAGAAATCAAATGTCAAAAACTGAAGAATATTCTGCTGAAAAGCCAAAAGCTAAAAAAAATGATGCAAAAGTACCGCCATTAGCAGCAGATTGGGTCAAAGAAAACAGTAATTGGTTTAATAAGCCAGGTCGTAGAAAAGAAACAGCTATGACTTATGGTATCGATGCTGAATTGACTGAAGAAGGTTGGGATGTGAATGATCCTGGTTATTATGACGAAATGAATAAACGACTTAAAGATAGTGGTTTAGAGTTTTTTAATAAATCAGAAGAAAACACTTCTCAAAACGAGAAAAATGTGGTACAAAAAAACAACAGAGTGCAGTCTCCTGTTGCTGGAGTTAGTCGTAAAAAAGCTACCGACAGTAATCGAGTTAAGCTAACTCAAGATGATCTCGATACCGCAAGAAATTTTGGTATTGATATTAATGACGAAGCAGCACTAAAACGGTTTGCTAAAGAAGTAAAAAACTTTAGCACCAATACGTGAACGAAAGGAGCACGACTATTATGAGTAATAAAATAAAACACGAAACTCAAGAAGAAAAATCTTCAAGAGTTTCACATTGGCAGCCAAGTAATTTACTTGAAGCGCCTGACCCAAGACCTGGTTTCAAACAAAGATGGATTGCAACTATGATCTTAGGACAGGAGCAGCCGACAAACGTTGCTAAACGTATGCGAGAAGGTTGGCAACCAAGAGACCCTAAAACGGTCACTGGTGGAAAATCTTATGCTACGATAGAACATGGCAAGTTTGCAGGTTTTATTGGAATAGAAGGAATGGTACTCTGTGAAATGCCAGAACAAATGGTAAATGAACGTAATGAATATTACGCAAAAATGACTGAAAACTTAATGCGATCAGTCGAACAAGATATCCACAGAGCTGAGTCACCTGGAAATCCAATACAAAAGACCTTCAAGAGTGAAGTTACTAGAGGCGGCTTTAAAGAGTAAAACGCAACTATAACTAGGAGGTTATAACTATGGCAAATATAAATGCCCCTCAAGGTTTTATACCTTTGAGACACTTAACTGGTGGAGTTATCAGACCCCAAGAATATCCTATTGCAAACTCTTACGGCACTAATATTGCAAGTGGCGACTTAGTTACTATGACTACAGACGGTACTGTAATAAGAGGAACAGCTGGAGGAAATGCTTTAGGTGTATTCTATGGAGTTGAATACATTGAAAACTCTACAGGAGACGTCAAGTTCTCTAAAGTTTGGAACGCAAATACAGATGTGAAAGCAAACACAACTGTGAAAGCACTTGTATATGATGATCCAAACATAACATATAAAGTACAATGTAATGGTACTTTTGCTGCAGCCAACGTTGGTGAGTTAGCAAACGTTACTATTGGAACGTACAATTCAACATTCGGATATTCTACAGACGAATTAGATATTGCAACATTGCAAACTACTTCTGCTGTTTTAAGAATATTAAGATTAGTTGATGAACCAAACAACGCTGCAGGCGCAGATGCAAAAGTAGAAGTGGTTATTAATAAATCATTATACGGTGTAGGTGCTGCTGGCGCAGGTGTATAATAAAAGGAGATTGAATTATGGCACTAAATAGAGCACTATTTACCAAACAGCTCAATCTTGGTTTAAATACCGTGTTTGGTATGGAGTATGACAGATATCCAGAACAATGGAGATCAATCTACTCTATCGAGCAGTCACAAAAAGCATTCGAAGAAGATGTACAAATGATCGGCTTCGGTGCTGCACCAACGAAAGCAGAAGGTGCTGCAATATCTTATGAATCTGGCAGAGAAGGATTTGTATCTAGATACGTACATGAAACTGTTGCTTTAGCATTCGCTATTACAGAGGAAGCTGAAGAAGATGGTCTATACGGATCTTTAGGTGCAAAATATGCTAGAGCTTTAGCAAGATCAATGCAACACACTAAAGAGATCAAAGGTGCTAACATCTTGAACAATGCAACTACTACTTCAGTAGGTGGCGATGGCGTGGCTTTATTGTCTGCTTCTCACCCACTAGGTGGCGGTGGTACTGCTTCTAACACATTATCTACAGCGGCAGATTTATCAGAAACTTCTCTTGAGCAGTTACTGATTCAAATCTCAACTGCAGTTGATGACAGAAGTATACCAATTGCATTATCTGGACAAAAGCTAATCGTTCCACCTCAATTGGTGTTCATTGCTGAAAGAATCCTTAAGTCTAATTTAAGACCAGGAACTGCAGACAATGATATCAATGCAATGAGAAATATGGGTATGATTCCTGGAGGCGTAGTAGTTAATCAAAGATTAACTGATCCAGATCAATACTTCATTATGACTGATTGTCCTGATGGAATGAAACACTTTGTAAGATCACCAATGAAAAAAGCTGTTGAAGGCGATTTTGAATCTGGTAATCTAAGATACAAAGTTAGAGAAAGATACTCTTTCGGTTTCACTGACTGGAGAACTATCTACGGTTCAGAAGGAGCTGCATAATAATATAATCTTACTAGGCGTAGCAATACGCCTAGTATTTAACCCTACGACTTCGAAAGAAGACTACTAAGGAGGTAGACTATGGGAACAACTACATTTTCAGGACCAATTAAAGCTGGTACTATTAAAGAAACTACTGGTACTACTTTAGGAACTGACGTAACAAATACTGGATTTGTACAAATGGTACAATCTAAATCAATTAGCACAATTGGAGCTACAGCTAATACTACTGTTGCAACTATTCCTGCTAATTCACAAATAATAAATGTAACTATGGATATAGTTACAGTTAATAATGATGGTACTGCTGCAACTGTTTCAGTAGGAACTGCTGCAAACGGAACTGCATTTATTGCAGCTACTGATGCGCAAACTATTGCAAGAACAGAACCTGTTGCTGCTGCCATTCCAGCTTTAGCTGATGTTGGAACAAGTGATATTAATGTTATCGGAGTATTTACTGCGACTGACGGAGATGGAACTACTGGCGAAGCTATTGTAACTGTTACTTACGTACAAAATAATAACGTAACTTAATATTTCTGAGGGCCTTCGGGCCCTCGTAAATAAGGAGATATAATGTTTGAAAAAATAACATCTGCTGGAGAAGCTCTTAGAAATCTTTTTGGTAAAAAAGAAGATGATGAAGATACTAGAAGTACAGCAGAAAAAATTTATGAAGTAGAAGAAGCCAAAGAAGAATATAAACCTACAGAAGAACAAATTAAAATAGGTGAAACTGAAGATATTGGTGAAACTCAAAGTATAGAAGAAATTTTAAAAGCTGAATCTGCTAAAAAAGAAGAAGAAGGTAAAGAAAAACAATTAGATGAAAAACTAGCTGATATAGAAAAAGTATTAGATAAATTTTCAGAACAAACACCTTTAGGAACTGGACAATCTCCTTTTAGAGATACTGTAAGTAGTTTAGATTTAAATAAACCAATTGATTTTCAAAAAATTATGGCAACAGATTATGTAAAACCGTTTATAACACAACAAAGTAGTAGCCCAAAAGATAGAATTGCGTTACTATATGAAGAATTAAAAAAACAAGGATTAGCTTAAGGAGGAAAATATGGCAGGATCTGATATATTTGCAAACAGTGTAACCACTCAAGGTTCTAACGTTGCGGTATTTGCTGGACCTACAAGATTAAAAGCTTTCATCATTACGCCTAGTGCTGTTGCTGGAACTGTTACTTTTGTAGATGACGCTACTACTAAATTCGTTGTATCAACAGGTGCTAGTGCTGATAGTGGACCTATTAACATAAGTTTACCAGATGAAGGTGTAAAATTTGGAACTAATTTAAAAGTTAATATTTCTGCAAATGGCGCAAGTGCTGTAACTTGTTTCTTTGCGTAATGGCAACTTCAGGAACAGCAACATTTAACTTAACTGTTAATGATGTTATACAAGAAGCTTTTGATAGAATAGGAGGAGATCCTATTTTAGGATATGACGTAAGATCAGCTAGACGTAGTTTAAATATTATGTTTAGTGATTGGGCTAATCGTGGTTACAATCAATGGACAGTTGAATTAAAAGATTTATCAATTAGTCAAGGCACTAATGAATATACTTTAGACTACGATACAATAGATATTATTAATGCAAATATTTTAGATGGATCAACTGAGTATTCAATGACACGTTTAGGTATAAACGATTATGCTGCTATATCAAATAAAACTTCTCAATCAAGACCTACACAATTTTATTTACAAAGATTAAATACACCTGTAGTAAAAATTTATCCAACACCTGATCAAGCTTATACATTAAGATATTATAGAATGAGAAAAATACAAGATATTACAGCATCAACTGTAAATGGAGTAGAACAAAATATTGATATACCTTTTAGAGCTTTTGAATGTATGTGTGCAGGCTTAGCTTACTATATGTCTAAAAAAAGAACTGGAATACAATCAGCTCAAAGAGCAGAATTAAAATTAGATTATGAACAAGCTTATGAAAGATTAATCGCAGGTGATGATACTCCATCCACGAGAATATTACCATCAACAAGTTACTATAATTAATGGCTAGATACGCAGATAGAAGTAATAAACCTCATAGAGCACCACATCAAAAATTTTCAGGTGGTAAGTATGCTAGAGCTATATCTGATCGTTCTGGTTTAGAATTCCCATATAATGAAATGGTATTTGAATGGAATGGTAGTATGGTGCATACTTCAGAGTTTGAAAAAAAACAACCACAATTAGATTTAACATACTTTACTGACGCTGAATCTTTACAAGACGCTAGACCTCAAGCTAATTTATCAGCTACTGGAGGTGTTCCAAATCAGATTACTTTAATATATCCATCTACATCAGGATCTGTTTCTAATGTTGGTGTCGCACAAGCAAGCACAAATTTGTTACAAACTGCTTTAGGAAGTGTTACAGTGTCTACATGACAAATCAAAAAAAATTAGGAGTTATGATCGCAACTCCTTGCTATGGCGGTCAATTAACAGAATCATATTTACATGGTATTTTAAATGCAGTAACTGAAGCTAATAAAAAAGGAATACAGTTACATTTAAATACTATGGGTAATGAAAGTTTAATTACTAGAGCTAGAAATACTTTAGTAACTCAATTTTTAGATGCTGATAAAAAAGATCCAAATAAATTTACACATTTAATGTTTATAGATAGTGATATAGGTTTTGGTGGAGAAGCTATAATGAGATTATTAGAAAGTGATTATGACGTAGCTTGTGGAATATATCCTAGAAAATCTGTAGATTGGAATTCAGTTAAATCTTATGCTGAGAAAAAAGATTATGAAAATTTAGAACAAAAAGCTTTAGGATATAATTTAAATTTTGCAGATCCTTTAAATATTACAGTAACTAATGGATTTACAGAAGTAATGGACGCTGC